GGTGGAGGTGGAGGGGGTGGAGGCAACGGCACTACACTAGTTTGTGTGCTTGTCGTTACTTGTTGTGTCGATGTAACTTCTGTTGCGGGTCTGGATTCAGTAGCAGCAACAATATCAAATCTAGGTCTTCTTGTAGACCTGATTGTTTCTTGCATATTGTTGAGAGTACCTTGAGCAAAGTATTGCTCTTCACCAGAAGTTCCTGTCATTCCACCAATAGTACTATTAGTAGAACTACTTGTTAATCTGAATATCTTAATTCCTACTTCAAACGATGGATTAGATGGAGTATTTGGATCTGGAATATAGAATGATCCAAGGATTGTTCCAACTTGGTCAGAGAACAATCTTACATCTGTAATTTCTGCTTCACCATTAGCACCACGTAATCTCATTCCTGTTCTCAACCATCCAGAATATAGACCTTGAGTATTATCTGCTAAAGATACAGTATCTACGTTAAGTAGAACCGAAGAACTTGAGTATGTTTCAGGAATAGTATACAAATCATCATAAGGACTAGTTGTATATAAATCTGTTGGTGCAGAGATTGGTCCCAGTTTATGATTAGACTGAGCAACTCTAAATGTTATCCTAGGAGTAGATTGACTAGTGCCTGTAACAGCACCTGTTGCCATTGTTCCTGTAATTAATTCACCAACTTGGAATGTACCACTAATCATCCTAATTTCTAAAAGTTTAGGTATGACAAATGCGTTTACATCCTGTCCATCAAAGAATCCATAAAGTCTTGTTAATGGTTTAAACTTACGTCCAGTAAATTCAATATTCCTAGACCTCATGAATGCAATAATTGAGGTACTTACTACCTTATCACCTTCATTTACAACGTCAGTTTGCTCACTAATTCTTAATCTATTACCACCTCTAGTTGAAGTACCAGTTCTAGTGGTTGTGGTTGTAGTTGTAGTCTGGAAGTTATTTGTAGTTACAATTGCACTACCATTATTTCTAGATGATGATCCAGTTTGTATTGTTGATGCATTTGTAGTAGCACTAGATCCTGTCCATGCAGTGTTCCATGCACCCCATCTAACTGGTCCTAAACCAGACTGTGGATCATAACCATCAAATTCTAATTGTCTACGTGTTTGAGTATAGTTATCAACCTCTATTCTCTGAGGTGCTAATCTAACCTGATCAATCCAAATATCAGATGATGGGAATAGTTGAATATTACCAGTGTAAGTTGTTACAAGATATGGAGTAACATTTTCAACTCTAGTAGCATAAACCTGTTTAATTTCAGGTTGTGAATCATAATCAAGTGTTAATAACTGTCCTGTTCTTCTAATACCAGATCCAACTAAATCAGTAACAAATCTAGGATCTGCAGTAGCACTTGCTGTTGTTCCAATTCCAATTAAGGACTTAGAACCAATTAGCATATCAACTTCAGTTGTATAGTGTGTTGGTCTTAATTCTAAGTTTACTGGGTCAACACTGTTAGTTACCTTACCTGGTTTTAACTGAGTCGCTGTTCCACTAAAGTTATCAACATAGATACCAGACTTAAATCTAGTTAAACCTGCATTATCAGGAATAAACAGACTTTCTGTATTAGATTCTAGAAGAGAGAGTGCAGTGTAGTACTCTAAGTTCTGAATTCGATTCTCCAATAATGCAATATCTTGCATTCTGTATCTCTTATGAGACTTAAGAAGTATCTCTACATTCTCAGCATTACAGATATATGGTGGAAGTTTACATGTTGCAACTTCCAATGCATCCTCAATAGGAATTGGGGGTAAAGGATCATCTGCAGGAATACCTTTGATTAACTGGAAGTCACCATCCTTAGTCAAATATAATCTATCAATTCTTGGTTGGTAGTAAGAATATTGTATTCTAATTGATTCATCAGATGCTAAAATATTCTTTGCAGAGTTAGTAGCATTAGTAAATACTCTTGCATCATATTCAAATGGAGATAACCCAGTTGAATTTAAATTAAAATTAGTTACTCTAGGTCTAATATCAATAACATCAGTTAACCTTGTACCCTCTTTAATATCAGGTAGTACACAGAAATCAATCTGATCATAAGAAGAAACCGTAGTTATATCACCATCATCTGTAGATGCAAACTCTGCAGATTCAAAAATAATTTTTAACTTTTTGCGAGGATCTTTACTATTGGTCTTTCTTACTAATCTAGAATAATCACAAATAGTCTCTCTTTGTCCACTATCTAAAACAAATCTATCTTTAATGTCAGGATCGCCTGGCTCAAAATCATTAATAGTACCTGTTATTCCACTTTCCGTAAAATTAACTTGCTCATTTAATTCAAGTCTTAAATCACTTAAGTATACAAATGATGCAGTTTGACTATTAATACGTTCAATATACAGACCTATAGCACCTGTTGTTTGTCCAACAAACTCTTCCCCAACAATTAAGTCATCTACACGTCCAGTTGGTCCATTCATATTAAACAAACTAACTGATGGTAGTAATGGATCAGCAGTTGCACCCGATTCAAATACACCATAAACTTTGGTTACATCAGGTTCTCCAAGACAAATTTCTTTATCCTGAACTCTTAATCCATAACCATAAGATCCATGAGATAATCCATCATTTAAAGTAGTTGTTCCAATACCAGAAGTTACTAATTTGGATTTATCAACAATAATAGAATTAGTTCTAACCTTGTTCTTAACCTTGTTCTTAATATTAATCTTTTGAAGTGTAGCAACTAATCTGGCAGATCCAGCAGTAGCAGATAATCCAAATACCCTTAATTCTCTACCACCATTAGTAAAACGAAGTTTATCTGCAGTTAATTCTTCAGTAACACCAGCATCATTTACCAATATATACCGTTCTTCATCATAAGGTAAGAATGTTTCATTCTGACCAGACTGAACTGTATTGGTAGCATTAGCAGTAATAGTTACATCATATTCCTTCCTAATTGTAATAGATGATTCTGTTACATCAACATCTGAGATCCACTTCTTAGGTAGAGGTGTATATAAGGTGTTGTCAGCAGAAGATTGGAATTTACTACCAATTAATTGGAAATCATTTACATTAGTTTGTGTTGTGGGTAATCCACCATCACAGATACCACCTACAGTAGTAATACCAGCAATTCTAATTGCATCGGCATTAACAATAGAATCAACAATACCAAAAGATCTAACTGGAGATGCACCAGTATTAACTGCTGGGTTAGTATAAGATACAAGATCACCCTTCTTTATCTTCTGGAAGAATGAAATACCTGTACTTGTAACCGTAGATAAACCAGGTGCTGTACCAATTTTAGGAGCAATTTGACATGATCCAAAATTAATTTTGGTAGAATTTTTAACATCAGCGTTATATGTACCAACACCAACTGAACTATTAATAGATTTTACATCTGATATTGAATATGCAGTTACACCAATAGCAATTCTATTGTCATCAATACCATTGAATATTAGTTTTTCACCTGGAGTGAATGAACCAACTGAGTTATATGCAGTAACAATACCAGTTGTAGTAGCAAATCTTAAGTGAGCAGTAGCACCACTTGCTTTACCCTTAATAAATGTTGGTAAAGATAAAGTTACTGCTTGGTTTACTGTAAGTTCTGTATATGTTTGTATATCGTATAAAGTAGCATCCCATTCGTTTGTTGCTGGTATTGCTGCAGAATATGATCCAGATTCTAGTGCATAATCATAAACTCTTGCAACACCAATCTCTTTACCAGCAGCTACATGACCTACTGCACCAATTCTGGAATCTCTAAGACTAATATTTGAAGTTGTAGTAAATCCAATTCTTGGAGCACCATATGCCCTATTAACAGTTAAAGTCGGACCAGTAAAGTAGTTTACTGCTTGATCCTTTAAAGTTTTCTTTGTTCTTGTCTTTTCAAAATCAAGATATACAACATTTCTTACAGGAACTTCAAATCCTTTGATAAATGCTTTACCTGGAGATATCTTATAGGTTCCTAAATCTTTACTTGGAGTGTTATTACTATATGTTAATTGATTTGCATTAAATACACCATTATTTCCTTGCTTATCATTTAAAGACTCTTTTGCTGCAATTTGGAATGGTTTTACATAGAAATCACCAGTATGACTATATGTACGTCTTGCTAATTCTTCTCCAAGTTCATTATACTTAATCTTATCGTCAATATGAGATATTGATCCACCACGGACAATTAGTAATTCAACAAAGTTCTCATTCTTCTCAGAATCTAGTGACTTTTTAACTAATCTTGCTGTTACCTGTAGTCTATCAGCACCAGGAGCAGCAAAGTTATTAAAACCTTTTGCATTATCAGTAAGAGATGGATCTTCACTTGAAGATATTACCCTTTCAGATATTTGCAATCCAACTCTATATGTTGGTGTATCGCTACGTGAATCTAATATTAATGTTTGAGACTGAACCCTTACAAAAGTTCCTCTTAAGAAATAAACACCTTCAGATAAAAATACTGCAGATCCAACGCTTGAAGCATCTGAAGGAGCAGTTTTAGCACATCCTTGTCCTGCTTGTAATGATATATTATTAGTTTCTTCTACAATATTTTGATCAAGTAATAAAGTCTCATCATCATCAAATTCTTCTTTATCATTAATCCCCTGTCCAAGATAAGAAACTATTAATGTAACATAACCTCTTTCAGACTCATTGCTCATTGCATGAACAATCTTAGCTTTTACACCAGAATTTGAACCTCTAACTACCTCATTAATTAAAACATCCCAATACTTTTTAATATCAATACCAAGAAATGTAGTTTCAACTTCAACAGTGAAAAGTGTATTATTATAGTTAATTTGTCCTGGAATTACACAAGATCCTTCCTTAAACAAGTGAGTACCAACTTGCTCCACCTGATTCTGGAGAATCGACTGCATCGTCGTTAGTTCTCTTGCCTGAATTGGCAGTCCTGGTTTAAATAATACCTTATAAAAATCCTTATTTACATCAAAGTCGTCAAAATAAGGCGATACATTGAGATTAATTTCTTGTGCCATAATTGTCTTGTATTACCTTAGAATTGCAAAATAACCTTAATATCTTCTCGCTGGTTAGCAGATCTTGTAATAGAAGGTCTGTTATCAACGTAGAGCACTGTACCAGTGTATTTTTCTACCTCAGGGTTAGCAACACCTTTAATAAAGGTCTGTCCCAAATAATATGTTCTATTATTTATTACAGTACTTATACCAGGATTTGCAGCTGATCCGAATCCTGAATCTATGTATAAGTCTTTTGTACCACCTGTAATTTTAAGTTCTCCACCAGATATTGGTTCCCCAGTAAATTGATTAAGATTAAAACCATATGTAGGAGATGCTTTTTGAGTACCATCAGTATTAAATCCAACTAAAGATCTATCCTGCCAATATCTAAGAACACCTGTAGTTTTATCATACGATACAACTCTTCCAACAGCAGTTTGTCCCGTTCCAACTTGTTGTGTAACGTAACTGTTATTTGCAAACGTTGTTGTCTTGTAATCATCATCATTGGGTGATAAACCCTTCAATACCAATCCTTGAAGAGCACTTGCCCTATCGTCAGTAATGATAGAAGTTGATTCAAATGCTTGTGGATTTTCAACAATTCCAATTCTAGCAACCTTTGTTCCTGTAACAAAGTCTGGGTTTGAATCATCATTCTCAATTCTTGAGAATATCAAAACATTGGATGCACCCAATTCTTTGTAGATATCATAACCATGTCCACCTTGAGGTGGGATTATAACATTGAATATTGGAGTTGTACTACCAACAGGAACGTTACCTCCAACCAAATCAACTGATCCATAAGTATAATCACTACCACCATTTGAGATAGTAATTGATTCTACTTTAGAGTCGTTGTTAATAACAATAGTACATTCTGCACCAGTTCCATCACCTTTAATTGGAACTCTTGTATATGTTGTGTTAGCAGGACCAACTAAGAATCCTCTATTAGCAATAGTAGCAACTTTTATTTGACCACTAGTTTTTGCATTATTCCTTATAGGTGTAAAATCAGCATTAGTCTCCCAATCTACAGGAAGAGGAATAAAGTTAAGAGAGTCAAACTTAATAATATCACTAGGACTAATAGTGTAAAGATACTTCCAAACATACCCATCACCAGAAGTACCAGCAACACGAGGTTCTAAATCAGTGAATTTTGGTTCATCCAAAGATGGTTTACCATTTGGGTTTTCTGGATCTATACCATTATTTAAACAGACGTATACTCGAAATTCGCTGTTTACGATATAAAAGTTAGATGAATATAAACTGGTTTTATTTGATGAATCTGATAAATTATTTCTATTAACATCATGCCTATACATGTCATAAATGGTTGCTGATGCCCAAGACAATTTACGAACAACAGGTCTAATGTCATCCGCAGAGATCTTTTTCATTGCGATCATTGTATCCCAATAAAAATGCTCATCATCGAAACAATCTCTCGGAGCAGGAGGACTTGTATCCCAATCCGTTTTATTCTCCGTAGCATTAGGGAGACCAATAAAGGTATAAAATGAATCTGTTGAGGAACGAATTCTGTCTATAAAAGACCTTGCATTCTTAATTCTCAACTGATCAGTTATAATCGCAGCCATTTTCGAGTAAAGGTTTTGCTATGTTTTATTTATTATGTAATATAACCGTCATATTTAAGTGGATTTCTCCGCTTAATCACAGGGTTGCTTCCAATACCAGATTGACTGGTTCCATTAACCGCTTCAAATGCCTGTTTATTAGACATTCTAACAGTGAAGTTCACTTTACCCCAAGTGTAACTTCCATAGAATGATGTAGTTC